CATCATCGACAGCTCGAGGTTGGCCTTTTCGGTCGAGCGCTCGATCTCCTGGCGAGCCTCCATCGCCGTCGCGGCGGCAACGTTGGCGTCCTTCAGGTCATAGGTCTGGTTGATCAGGGCCGTCAGTTCGGCCCGCTGCGCCGGGGTGACCTTCTTCGCCTGCAGGTCGGACACGGCGTTGTACCGCTCGGTCGCCCGCTCGGCCTGAGCGACGGCGCCGGCACCGATCTGATAGGCCGCAGACAGGCGCGTCTGCTCCTTGTACAGATCCATGATCTTGCGCTTGGCCTCGCCGTAGGGGTCGGCCTTGGCCTTGCCACCACCAGGGCCGTCCGGCCCACCGACATCCGGGCCCCACGGCTCGTCCGGCTTCATGCCCGGCCTCGGATAGAGGCTGCCGTCTTCCATCTGGCCCGTGCCGACATTGGCCGGACGGGTCGCGAACGGGTTCAGGCGGCGGCGCGACGCCATCTCGGCCAAGTGCATGGTCTCGTCCCACGTCTTGACGAAGTAGGCAGCGAACCGGTCGACGAAATCCTTGATCGGCTCGTAGAGCCACTCCTTCACCCAGACGCGGAACGTATCCCCGACAACCCCCAGGGACTTCTTCCACCCCTCGACGTAGTCGGCGTTGGCGTCGATGCCCGCCTGGTGCTGGGCGGCGACCCAAACCGCCGCGGCTTCCTCCGCAGGAGCCTTGAGGTCAGGCATCTGGATGCCGTCGAGCGCGGTCTGGACCGCCGCCGGCAGATTGAGCAGCGCGTCAATATCGGTCGGATCTGACAGCACCTTCCCGATGGCCTGAAAGGCCTGCGAGAGGCCTTGCAACGGCTGGATGATGTTGCGGTACAGGCTGGCCACATAGGTCCCGACCGCCTCAAAGGCACCGCGGATCAGCGTCAGGCCGGCGACGAACAGACCGACGACGGTGTTGACCACCGACTTGGTCGCGGCCAACCACATCGCTTCGAATTCGCGGAGCTTCCGGCTGGTCCAGTCGAGAGCTTCGCCGATCTTCGTTTCAACGGGAGCCATGATCTCGGCCGCGCGCTGATCATTCGCCCGATCACTCGCCTGGCGCCCCGCCCGCTCCTCCTGGACCGCCGCCCGCGTGGCGACGACGGGCATGACGTAGCCCGGACCCTTGGGCTGGTTGAACATGGACGTCAGCAGGTCGCCATACGTGGTCTTGGCGCCGCGCGACTCCAGCTGGAAGGCCTGCAGCTTCACGATGAGGGTGTCGAACACGGAGGCGACGGCATCCTCGACGCGGGGCATGACCTTTTCGAAGTGCTGGAATCCGTCCGACAGTTCGTAGATGGCGACGCCGGTGGCGACGAGAGCCGAGGTCAGCGCAAACACCGGGTTGGCCATCATCGCCAAGGTCATGGCGCGGATCGACACGGTGACGTCGCGGATAAAGTTCAGCAGCTTCAGCGCCAGCATGATCTTGATCACGCCGATGACGAGGCTGAGATTCTTGCCGACCCAGATCGCGGCGTTGGCCAGCTGTCGGAAGGCCTCGGCCAGCATCTCGGCGAAGTTCACGCCGGCCTGGATCGCCTCTGGCTTCTCCAGCTCGGCCATCAGGCCGGTGATGGTGTTGGCCAGGGTCTTGGTCGCCCCGGCGGTCTGGTTGACCGCGCCGACGTAGCGCAGCAGCGCGTTGTGGGCGATGACCATGGCGCCATCGACGGTCAGCGGCAGCTTGGCGAATTCGTCGTCGATCGCATTGCTGGCTTCCAGCAGCGCCTGGGCCAGGATCTTGGAACTGATCTGGCCGGCGAAGGCCATTTTGTAGAGTTCGCCGCGGGTGATCTTCAGCTTGTCAGTCAGGGCGATGACGACACGCGGCATGTTTTCCAGGACGGACCGGAACTCGTCGCCGCGCAGCTGGCCGGACGCCAGGGCCTGGGACAGCTGCAGCACGCCGCCTCGGACCTCGCTGGCCGCCGCGCCGCCGATGATCAGGGCCTTGTTCACGGACTCCGTGATCCGGACCATCTGGCTCTGCGTGAGGCTCAGTTCCTTGGTGTTCTGGGCCAGCCGCGTATACAGCTGGCTGGTGCCCTCCAGCCCCGACCGGCTGCGCTGGGCGACCTGGTACAGCCGCTCCTGCACGTGGATCATTTCCTCGTGCGACTTGGTCACCAGGCTGAGCCGGCCCTGCATCCGGGACCAGGTGTCGGAGTATTCGACCAGCTTCCCGATGCCGAGAGCCGCCGTCAGCGTCAGGACGGCCCCGGTCAGGCCGCCAAAGGCGGTACGGGTCCTGTTGGCCTGGGCTTCGGCAAAGCCGCCCGTCCGGGTGAGCGCAGTCAGGCCGCCATTAGCGGCGGCCATCCCGCTGGTTACGATGTGGATGTTGAGGGTTGCTGCGGTTGCCATCAGGCGGCTCCGGCTTCCCCAGCGATCCCAGCCAGGCAAGATCCAGCCGCTTGATCGCCGCGACTTCCCACGACTGCAGCCGGACGCCGGTCAGCCGCGCCCATGCCCAGACATCCGAGAGGGCGAGCGGCGACGGGCCGAACCCGCCGCTGCCGCGCCACTGGTGCAGGTCGATGAACCACGAGTAGACCCGCTCGCCGCCATAGGGCAGCGGCAGCGGTTCCAGGTCCGGCAGGTAACGGCCGGTTTGGCGCAGGTATTTTTCGAGGTGCTGGCGCTTGGTGCTGCCGTCCGGGTTTTCATCGCCAAGCCGGAACTCACGGCTGGCGAAATCGACCAGTTCATCGGTCAGTTCTTCGCGGACGGCTTCAAAAAATTTGACCGGGCCATGAAGAAGGCCAGGGTCTGTTCGAAGATCCACGGCGCCTTGTCAAACAGTTCCTTGACGGCTGCCAGCGAATACTCGATCGGGCCATCGGGACCGACGACGTTGTCCAGGTCGATCACGATCCGAGCCATCATGTCCTTGTAGACAAGGGTCTCGAATTCCATGTTGCGCCGGCCGCGGTTGCGCAGCTTTTCCTTCTCGACCTTTTCCGCTGCCGCCTGCTGGATCTTCGTGGCGCGGGGGCCGTCGGCGCCGAGCACCTTGACCCGCACCGGCAGGTCGTTCAGCTGCAGTTCTTCGGCCGTGGTCGGGTGCTCAAGATTCATCCACACCCCCTCGTCGGCGAGGGTGACGGTGTCGATGTCATAGATGCTGGTCATGCGAACCTCGTCAGGAAGGTTGCTGGAGGGCGGCGCGGCAGCGCCTGATCCGACGCCGCGCCGCCCTCCCGGCCGCCCCACAACAGGGCGGCCATCCACAGCGGCAGGACCGCCGTGGACGGGCTTGCGCGGCAGGGTCAGGTCCCCGTCCGCTCGATCGTCAGGGTCGTGCCCTGCGTCGCGTCGTAGAGCGCCCGGAAGGGCGCGTTGATCTCGACCGGACCGTTCTGCGGCGGGTCCATGTCGCCCGCGTTGATCTTCACGCGGTGGAAGGCCAGGCCCATGAAATCGGTGCCGTTGATGTCGTCGAGCCGCAGCCGGATCGCGACCTCCTCCTCGTTGAAGAAGGCCGAGTAGACCGGGCTGTCGTCTTCCAGGAATGCGGTGATGGTGCCCTCGACCACGGCCCCGCCCTCGAACACGTCCGGCGAGAATTTCGAGCCGACGACCGGCAGGACCGACCGGTTGTTGTTGACCGTGGTCTGGATGCCGGTGACCACGCCGATGACGGCGCCGTCGAACAGCAACTCGCCTTCGAAGGACGAGAACGGGTCATGCGCCAGGGCCGGGGTCGGAACGCCGAGGGTGACCGACGTCAGGTCGCTGAAGGACATGCCGACGATGTCGAAGGAGCCGCCGACGATGCCTTCCGGCGGGATGTTCAGCTGCATCCGGTTGATGGCGCAGCCGCGCACCGCCTGGTAGCGCAGGATGTCGGTGAACCGGCGTTCGAAGGTGAAGGTCTGGATGTCGGCCGCGCCCAGCTTCAGCCGCTGCGTCGCTCCGGTGAAGATCGGCGTCACGCCGGCCGCCGCCCAGGCGCCGGCCAGGGCGCCTTCCAGGATGTCGTCAAACACGCCATGGGACAGTTCGAACCCGAGCGAGCCCTGCACCTGGTTGAAGCCGTGGCGGAAGCTGGTCGTCTGGCGGTCCTCTCGGACCTCCTGGGATTCGACCGTGTTCTTCTGGGCGTTCAGGTTTCGGGTGGTGACCCGCAGTGCCTTCATCACCGGAACCGCAGGCGTGGTGCCGTGGACGGCCTCGGCGACATAGCTGATGCCGACCTTGGCGCCGGAAGCGATGGACATCGCCGGTCCTCCAAATGCAAAAAGGCCCGCCAAATGGCGGGCCCCTGGTAAGCCGGCGATGCTGCCGACTAGGGCTGGTAGCTGTGAGCGCGGTAGCCGATGAAGACCGGGATGCTGAACCAGGGCGGCTCAGTCATTGCCGGGGAGGTCTCCGCATAGGTGACCTCGACCGACAGGCCGCCTGCGGTCAGGACCGTGCCTGGCCGGAAGTGATCCATCAGGCCGTCGCACAGGATGTTGGCATCGCCGGCACCGGGCGTCGTATCCGCTGCAGCCGGGGTGAAGACCGTGATCTGGTAGTATCCGACATGGCGCACCAGCGCGGTCGGCCCGGTGGAGACGACGCGGCTCGACGCCGGCATCAGCGTGGGCTGTAGCCAGGCGGTGCCGATCACCGGTTTGAAGCCAATGTTCTCCCAGGCGATGTTTCCGACCAGGAAGCTCGCGAGATGGCCGTCAAATGCGGCCTGGATTGCACCGCGCATTTACGGGCGTATCGGGGTCCCGATGCTGGCGAGGAAGGCGCCATAGGCTTCGACGGTGATCCGGGCCATGCCCATCGGGGCCTGGCGCCACGACCAGCCTTCTTCGAGGGCTTTGATGTAGGGCAGGTTGTTGGTCAGCCACATGTGCCCGTCAGCGCCGGCCGATGCCAAGGCGAAGGCGGTGATCTTCCCGATCGTGATCTGGCAGGTCTTGTCTTTCATATCCCAGTCGAAGCCGCCGGCCGGCACGCCGAGGCTCGGCAGCCAGTTGGCGCGGGCGCGCCCGGTGTCGACGGGCGTCCGCACCACCACGCCGGAGAACACTTCGATGACGATCTTCCGGACAATATCCAGCAGGCTCACCTGCGTCGTCTTGGCGAAGCGGGCGAGGTCGAGTTGGAAGCTCGGCATGACCTATGGCGGTGGGGCGCTCAGTTCAGGAGGTAGGCATCGGCGAGGAATGCGCTGGACACGTCGAGACGAGCCCAGCCCCTGCCATCCATGGGATCGGTCAGGAACACCAGCGCCGTCTGAGGACGGCCCTCCCGGTCGGAGAGGACGTTGGTGATGATCCCGCTATGTTCTCCGTTGAGCACGACGCGATCCCCGACTTCGATCATCGGATGACAAGCTCCCATACGATTGCACTCCCCGCAGAAATGTCGTTTTGCAATACGATCTCGTAAACTTTGCCGTCAACCCCGAGCCGGTCGGTGGCCTGCGGATCGACGGTCAGATCGAAAGCATATGCCAATTGGTCGGTCGGCTCTACGATCAGATTGGTGCTGTAACGGCCCGTAGATATAGCGATGGAACTGAGCACCACACGGCACGGGTAGTGCAGAACCGTGCTGGTAGCCGTTTGGGACTGGGGGTCATAGGGGCCGGGCACGATTCGGGAGAGGTCGGCGTCTCGGACGAAATCTCCGAAACGGGGAAGTATTTGTAGGACCTTATCCCGGATTATTTGCTGGGTGATGGGCATTTTAGGCCCGTTCCAGCAGCAAGATTGCCGCCCCGTCTCCCGCCCCCGTGGTGAGGTACGGACGGAGCTTCAGTTCCAGCATCGGGAAGCGCGTGGTCAGGTCTCGGATCGTGCCGTCGTTGTCGGCATAGGTGACCGAGTTCTCGATCGGGCCGACCACGAATTTCTCGGATTTGACGTTCGCGGTCGGGGGGATCGGCGGCAGCAGCGGATCGGTGATGCCGAAGGCGCTGGCACCGACGATGGCTGCCGCATCCACGATGGCCTTCGGCACCACGTTGTCGGGGACGATGAAGCCGGGCGACTTGGTCAGGATGTTCCAGTAATCCGGCGGATCGCCTTCAACCACGACGTAGCGGCGCGGCCAGTTAAGCCCCTGGAGGCCAGGGAAGCTCTGCTGGCCCTTCCACTTGCCGTTGAAGACCGCGTCGATGTAGGCGGTCGACCGGCGAAGGCAGACCTCCTTGTCCCCCGTCGTCATCGCCGCCCAGCCCGTGTTGCCGAAGCGGAGGTGGTAGGCGTCGGCGTCGGCCGTCGAGATGTAGCTTTCGGCGTCGGGCTTGCCGCTGCCGTCCTCAACGATCAGGGCCATGGTCTCAGGCCAGGTGCGCTGCGAGCAGCTGATGCACGTCGTCGGTGGTCATGCCCGGCCGCCAGTCGATCGTGGCGCACATCGGGCAAGGTCCGCCGTCAGGGCAGTTGCCGGCCTCATTGGAGCAGATGGTCATCGAGGCGCCGGGGTCGGCGTTCGCGACCGCGAAGGCGATGGCCTGCGCTCGGGTCGCGAACGTCTCCACGTCGTCGTCGTCGTCAGGGATCATCCCCGCGGCCGACCCTTGTTCCGCTCGACCTCGTCGGCCTTGGCCCTCGCGTCGACCCTGGCCTTTTCGTCCCGGATCAACTTCTCCTTGGCCGCGGTCTCGCCGGCCTCGATCAGGGCCTTGTCGTCGGCGTCCTGCTGCACGACCTGGGCCTTGGCCGCCTCGACCTCGGCGTCGGTGTTCAGGAAGTTGGAGTTCTTGTAGCCGTGCGCCCGAGCGTTGGCCTCGGCCGCCGAGCCGGGCTCGACCACAATGAGCCGGCCCGAGATGTCAGTGAGCGTAACGAGATTGGGCATCACCCGGTCTCCTCTGGAATCAACAAAGCCCGCCGCAGCTGGTGCTGCGGCGGGGCTGGATCAATCGTCGATCTTGACGCCGAGGCGCGGGTCGATGCACTTCGCGCCGACCAGCAGGTCGAGGGAGATGGTGTCGACCTTGGAGATCATGTCGTAGCCGCGGACGACACGGATGGCCATGCCGTCTTCCTGGTAGTAGCCGGCGCTGGCTGCGCCGAGCGGCAGTTCCAGCGGGACCACCGCCAGGGCGAAGGCGTTCGGGTGGAACGCGATGGCCGAGGTCGTGGTGCCGCTGCCGAAGGAGATGACGGAGGTGGCGACGAAGCCGCCGGCCGGCGCCTGCGGAGCGAAGGTGATGGTCGCGGTGCCGGTGCCGCTGACCGTGACGGTGCCGGTGGTGGTGTAGGTTCCGGTCGCGCCGGCCACCTTGAAGGCGGTTCCAGCCGGGATCAGCCCGCCATTGGTGGCGCCGTTCAGGTTGAGGGTCACGGCGCCGGCCGCCACGGCGCCGACAACCGCCGGGACGCCGCCCGGACCGATCGCGATGCCGAGGTTCTGGGCCATGTACCAGTCGATGCCCATGATGTGCCCGAGGGAGGCATTGCGCAGGGCCTGGCCGCCATCAGCGCGGACGTCGGCGCGGTGGACGGCATCGATCCCCATCATCGCCGCCTTGATCTTCGGGCTGACGATGGAGTTGCGCGGGCTGACCGGGACCCGGTTCTCGTTGAGGCCGAGATCGATCGCCGCCAGGTCGGCCAGCGTGGTCATGCCGGCGACGGTGACGACGGAGGTCAGATCATTGGCCTTCGACAGCAGGTAGCGGTCGACGCCCTCGGCGATGGCGGACATCGCCGGAGCCACCAGCTGCTCGGTGAACCGTGCGACTTCCAGGGTCCACTGCTTCGAGGTCACCTGGAAGGTGACGTCGAAATGCTTCTCCAGGACGAGCGGGACGCCGGTCTCCTGGGCGTTCTGCACGACCACCGCGCCGGTGAACTCCTGGGCGGTGAAGGTCGCCGGCTTGCGGATGGTGACGGTGTCACCGACCTTGGCGCCGGTGAACTCGGTCACATAGTCCCGGTACACCAGCTGCGCGGCGACGATGTTGCTCTGCAGCGACCGCAGGGCCTCGCGCGCAATGATGCTCGGGGTCAGGAAAACGTTGGCCATGTCGGGGCTCCAGGGGCAGAGGGCGGCGGGATGGTGCGTGGCCTATTGCCGGGGCCATCCCGTCGCCCGGCGTTCAACGCGCTGCCGCTCCCCGGCTCGTCCGCCACTTCTCGTATTCGGCGGCCGACAAATTCCCGACTTGCTCTGGCGTGAGGGTGCCGCGAGATCCGGCGCTCTCCTGGCCGCCGCCGCCTTTCGGCGCGGGCCACCAGTGAGGCGCTTTCTCGCGCATCGCGGTCAGCCATTCCTCAAGGGTCAGGGCTCCATCGGCGCCGACGCTGTCGTCTTTCGGATGCGGCTTGCCGTCCTTCACGGTGAAGGCGGCCCGGCCACGGAAGACAGCATCGTCGACGGCTGACGGCAGCAGGCCGAGATCGGCCGCCGCCTTGCGCAGTCCACCGTCCAGGACCAGGCTGCTGATCTGTTCAAACAGACCGGCGATTTCTTTGTCCTTGGCGGTGACGACTTCGCCCAGCTTGGCTTTCTCGCGAGTGAATCCATCCTGGAGGGACTTCGTCTTCTTGCCGACGTAGCCCTCGATGTCGCCCTTCGCGAGTAGCTTGGAGTCCTCGTCCTTCTCCATCCGGTCGACGATCGATCGGACGGTATCGGGATCGACACCCTCGAATTTGCCCAGGGTTTCGCGGGCCGTCTTGACCTCGCCGAGCAGTTCATCGCGTTTCGCGACCAACGGCCCGGTAGCCTTCTCGACGGCGGCGCGGATCATCGCCTGGACGTCTGCATTGTTCGGGTCGAGCTTTGGGGCCGGGTCGCCGCCGCCGCCGCCGTTGCCACCGCCTCCGGCGGGGTCATCTGCGGACGCGAAAAGTTGCCGGCTCAATGGGGAGCGAATGATCACAGCCGTCCTCTGGTCGGGTGTGGGGTGCCCGAGGCCGGCTCTACCGGGGGTTCGGGCGGATCGGTCGGACGCCAGAAATGCGAAGCGCCCGCCCCGCCTCTGGCGGTCGGGCGCACCTCTGGAAGTACAACGTGACCCGAGTTAGACCCAGATCGGGTACAAAGTCAAGGTTTCCGCCACAAGGGGTGGTCATCGGCAAATGATCGGCGATCCAACTCAGCCGAAGTGTCGTATTGGAGTCTAATTAGACTCCTATTTGCGGCCTTGCCAGGTTCAGTCCAATTGGCAAACATCGGTCGGATGCGGCTCTGCGGCTCGGATTCAGCGGGTGCTCGGACCACCGTCCCAGATCGGAGGCTCCAGCCCGGCGGAACTCCATGACCCTCCATGGCATTCCATGGCATGTGATCGTCATGTTCGGCGACCCAGATTGGGGTTACAACTAGGGGTACAATTATGGGTTACAGGGGAACCAGATGAAGCGAGCATCCCAAGCCATTGAAATCGCGGACCTGATCGAGAAATTGCAGTTCTTCATCCAAGGCGCCGAAATTGCCGGCCCAGCTTCCTTCCATCGAGCCCACCTCCGGACAGACCACGTTGAGTTGAGCGTCCGGATCGGCCGACATGTCATTTCAGGCACAACTCCCCAATCTCTGGACCTCGTCGACATCACCGTGGCCGAAGACTGGCGCGGCCGGGGTACGCTCAAGGCCATACTGCGTTGGCTGGAGCAACGACAGCCATTCGAGGGGATCTACGTCGAGAATGTCCTGTCGCGACTATCCAACCATCTGCGGCAGCGCGGCTACGAGGAGGTCCCCGGCTCCAGCCCGCCCTGTTTCTTCCTACGAACCGGCCAACTCACAGCGATACGGGCCTGACCGGCGGACAGACGAAGGTCACGACGCCGACGTCAATGAGCGGCACCAAGCCCCGCCATTCGTAGACCCGTCCGTCGACTTCCCGCTGGATCGTGTAGCTGTTGCCCGGCTGGAACATCGGATACACGGCGTGATCGAGCTGAAAGAAGCCGCTGCACATCAGGTCGGTGACTTTCATCATAGCGCTGCCCTCCTGAACGCTTCAGCCTCTCGACTCCGCAGCTGCGCGAGAGTGTATTCCTGACCGGAGTAGTCGACGAACCGGTCCAACGGCAGTTTGCCGTCCAGGTAGAGCTTTGCCCGCGTCGGCCCGAGCACTTCCCGCACGAAATCGGTCGGCTGGGTCTTCAACCAGTCGTTGTAGGACAGGTCGCCAGGCACCTGCGTGATCAACCCAGCCCGCTTGTCCTTCGGGATCTTCGACACCGGCACCGTCGCCCTGACCGCCGGCCGCTCACCCGGCCCGATCTCCGGGATGGCAATTCCCAT